CAGTTTGTCCACCCTTGCTTTGGGAGGGTCGGAAGGTTTCCTACACAAGAATCAGAGAAACAATTTCCAAATCCAAACGCAAAATACAAAATGCAACCGACAAAAACTTTTCGCAACTCGTTCATCATCAACATCATCACTCGTTCTGTTTCGTTTCCTCTCTTTCGCCTTTGATCAGCTCGTTCGGCCAAGTCTCGCGTCGATCAACTTGCCAAGCCAACCACGGCTGAACGAAACACGTTGACCAACTTCCTCGCTTCGTCGCGTCAATACACGCGCGAGACACGCAATCGTCCGCAGTCATGTCCATCCGCGCGCACGATGCAATCACATCATCCATCGCGCTCGCGTGGATCATCACGGCATGAGTGCAGGAGATCGGCCACGGCTGCGCCACACGCCACACGCCTTGCCCCGGACTATCCACCTCATGCCCATAGTCCCGCGCCTTGCCCCAAAGTATCCCGCCCAAATACACCACACCGCAATCAGCGGGTAGGCTGAACTCCCGCGCCCCCAAAGACGGGACGCCTTCAACATCCTCCTCCCAAAGTCCCACCCATTCCCATTGATAGGCCCGCCCCATCGAAAGGGCAGCGATATGCGAAAGCGCGGCCCCTTGCTGCGCCGGGGTGTGCTGTATCGTCCCGCCATCAAATCGCACGTATGTCCCTTCAACCGCCGCGCTCGGCTCAATAGCGGGCAACCACAGATCATCAATGCCCATCCTCGCAAGCCTCGCCTGTGCTGCCTCCCGCTTGTCCGGTCTTGCAATCAAGATATGCCCCACCCGTTCACTATCCCCCTCAATTTTTAAGCCCCCTTTCACGCTGTTACCTCCTGCCGCTCCCTCTCCCGCCTGCGCCTCGCATCCTCCCGCGCCACCTCGTCCAGCAATCCAAAGGTCGCCATGCCCTTCAGCGCCTTCACAATCTTGCTGTATTGCCTACACCCCCGACCGACATTGCGCCCGAGGTATTTGTGACCGCTCTGCTTGTAAGCCTCGTTCACTGCCCCGCCCTCCGATATTCCCTCAAATCCTGCTCCAACAACCACCGCAAGCACTCGCCCCCATTGCCTACGTCCTCGACCTCAACGCACACATCCGAGCATTTGCCATGCTCTTGCAGCGCGTTCATCACAAGGCGCGGGTCAAGGTTGTTGGCTGCGATCCAGTGCATAAGGGTCTGGCTCACAACACGCACTCCGGTTCCGCCTCGGCGGGTCTTGCCAGCGTCAGCGTCTCCCAAGGGTGCAGCGCACCCCGGTATCTCCAATGCGGCCTGCCTTCCCCTGTGACCTTCCACTCGTCGCGCATGACCTCATGCCCGTAAGCCCACCCCTTCACCGCAAAGCCAAGCATCGCCTCGCAGACAACCAGCACATACCGCCGCGCAGGGTCATCGTTGTCCCGCAGGATAAGCGAGCCGTTGAGGTGATGCGTTGACCGCACCTCGATGTCCTGTCCTACATCGGCCTGCTTGTGGAACGTGTTGCAGGACGGCAGATAAGCCCTGTCGAATTTCCTGCCGACAACAAGCTCCGCAAGGATGCCGTTGACGTTTCGAGTCAGAAACTCGGCAAGGTCGCTTTTGTAGGTTGTGCTGGCATTGCAGCCCAAAGCGGAACCTTCCAAGTTGCGAAGCTCGGCCAGCTTCACCGCTTCCAAGATCGTGATGAGGCGGAAGGGGCGGAGGCTCACGCCGCCACCTCCTGCCCCGCGAGTTGCTGACGCATCGCAGCAATGCCCGCTTTGAGTTTGCCAATCTGCGCGGCGACTGCGGGCTTAATCCTGCGATCCCACGGCGTATGCTCATCCGCCGACTCCTTGTTTCGCGGGTCGCCCTGCAATCGGCTGATCTCCTTTTCCGCCGCTTCGATCCTTTGCTTAATCTGCCAGACGCCCTCCGGTTTTGCGTTGCCGTTGAGCTTGGTAATATTGCCCCCGCCCCTCCGTGCTCGAATTTGCGAGGCCCGCGCCATCAAATTTGCAGACCACTTGGCAATCGGGTTGCCGCGATAGTCCGTCCATTGGCCGTAAGGGGTGATGGGCCTGCTTTCGTTGTCGTGCCAAATCTCGGTTGCAATATCGGCTTCGACTCCGATCTTCTGCGCCTCGGCTAAGAATTCTGAAAGGGCGGGGGTCGATTCGACTTTTTGCAAGTCCCCCCCTTCCCTTACTATTCCTATTCCTTTCCTTTCCTTTTTGTTGGGTTCCAGCTTGGGTTGTGCTTCGGTTCTGCTTGGGTTCTGCTTGGGTTGGTGCTTTGCTCCGTTGTCTCGGGCCGCTTGGCTTTTTGCTTGGGTTCGGGCCATGCCTCCTCTTTTGCCAGCGTCCCGCTTGGCCTTAACCTCCTGCTCCCGGTCGAGCGGGTAAAACGCCACTGACAATCCCTCGGCATCCCAAGACCAAAGCGCGCAATCCTGCCGCACTTCAGCCAACGTAATGCCAAGGGTTTGTTGCCATTGGCGATCCTTCCACTCGCCGCAGCCGTCGATTCTGCCGCCGTTCTCCTGCTCGCAGCAATAGGCGAGGAGGTTAAGCCAAGTCGCCCGCTGCGTGGGGTCGCAGCCGACATACTCCGGTGCGCGGAGCGTAATCGTCTTAATGTTTAAGTAGATCATCGCTCGCCTCCCATATCGGCCAGCGCAGCCAACCCATTTGGCGTGATAATCGACACAATTACTTCGTGCCCGCAGTCGCTTGTTCGAGTGCGGCCCGTGTCGTGCAGCAATCCGAGGTCGCGCAGTTCCCCGCACCGCTTCCAGTAGCAAGCCCGTGCGGCGTAAAGCCCTGTAATTTTGCCCGCTTCCTCGTCGGTCATGTCGGACGCCTCCGCAAAGGCCGCAAGCAGCTTGTGCCGCTGCGATCCCCACCGGATGCGATTGTCCCTCGACGCCGCCGCCTCTTGCGAGGTCGGCGGGTCGGTGTTGCGGACAAAGGACGCAAGCTCAAAGGGAAAGTCGTTGCTCATTGCTTGCGCCCTCCCATTTCTCGCAGCCTTGCGGTCGCGTTGTGCAGTTCGCGCGTGGTCGATTCCAACTCCCACGCAAGGCGCTCGCAGTGTTCCTTGAGCCAATCCATGTGCGATGAGATCGACGTATCCTCGTCCGGGGCGAGGCCGTCACAAACGGATCGTTCGTAAAGGTTCATAGGTAATCCCGTGGGTCTTCGCGTTCCGCCCAATCCTCGCGTTGCACGCCCCAGACTTGCTGTTCCAACGTCAGCAAGGGTTTCGGCGGCTTCGGTTTAGGTTTCTCCGGTTCCGCTTCCTTCGGGACGCCCCAAACCCCTGCGCCGTTGCAGGCGTAGCAGAGATTTGTCGGGTAATAGCCCCGCCATTGCTGCTCTCCTACGGCGTAGCGGTCAGTGATGTCGGCTTGGCCGATCCTGCCGCGACCGCCGCAATCTTCGCAGATGTAACTTTGTTTGATTGTTGCGGGCATGGCTCAGAACGGAACGTCTTCGTCGGATCCCTCCGGTTGATTGTTGCGGTTGCCGCCGTTGCCGCCCGCGAGAAAACGCCAGTTGCCAATGATCGGCCCGCGCTCCCCTGCATCGCGCTTTTCCTTCGTCACGCCCTGCACGACGAAGCCGTCATCCCCGTAGTCGCTTTGCCCGTCCTTGTTCGGAATGAGGATTGCGTCGAGGTAGGTTCCTTTCTTCCCGGCGTAAAGATCGTCTTTGCTGATTTTCTTTACGTCGATTTTCACTGCGATTTTATTCATTTTGGTTCTGTGTTCGTGTTGTGGTTGTGCCGACTAAAACGGAATCTCGTCATCGTCGGCGGGAGTTGTTGCTTTGACCGAAGCTTTGCCGTTGCTCGGTTTGCTAAGACGGACAAACGGGATGCCGTCATCCTCGTCCTTAGTGCGCGGTGCTGATTGCGCTGGCTTGGCGTAGGTCGTTGCCTTGCTCGCGGCGTGGCCGTCATCGTCTTCCGGGGCGATACCGCAAGCCGCCATCAGCGAGTAGCGGCGCGCATAGGTCAGTGCCGAGCCGTAGCCCTGCGGATCGTTCTTGCTCGCGGGAACGTGCAACGGGCCGCTGCTCATTGTCTCGCCGCTGGAGTGGATGAATACCGTCTCGACCGTCACGCCGCTTTCGCAGGGCAATGTGCGCTGCATGAGGGCGATGCCGTGCTTGTGCAGGGCGTCGATCACTGCCTCAACGCAAGCGTCGAGTCCTGCATACTTCGACTTGAAGTGCGGGTTGGTGTTGGTCTTTAAGGCGGGGCCAAAGTCGGCTTGCGCCTTGACAAAAGCAGATGCGATAGCTTTGCCTATCGTCTGCACTGAGTTCACTTGTTCTGTGTTCATTGTGCTAATCGCGCCGGGGGGTTGCCGCCTCCCGGCGTCTTTGTTTGGGTTAAGCAGTCGAATCCGCGACCTCCGTTGATCGTTTCTCGAACTGCGAAAGTTTTGCGCGTAGGTCGCGCAGTTCGGCCAACACGCGCAGGAAGTCCGATCCCGCGAGAGTCGCCAACCAAGGCTTCGCGGAAGTCTTGTGCGCGACATAAGGCGGGACGCCAATCGGGCAAGCTGCCTCTGCTTGCTCGTAGGCTTTGCGGACATTGAGCGATTCGACAAATTTCACTTCGGGCCACCATCCCGTATCGTCCTCGACATCTGCTCCGCCCGCGCCCAAGTGCGCTTGCTTGTAGCCCGCCCGCTCGGCTGCAAAGCCGTAGCCGCGAAGCTCGTCGCGCCAGAGACGTTCACCGCGCTTTCCCTTCTCGCGTTGTGCGCGGCTCATTGTTTTGCCTCCAGATTAAGCCTGTCGTTCATTTGTCCGCGCTGATCGCGCTCTCGCTCCAACCTTTCGATCTGGTCGCAGGCATCGTCGATCATTTCTCCGACAACGCGCGGGCAGGGTTGGCTCAATCCTTCGTCGCCCCGCCGCCAGCGATTAAAGGTGCGAAGGAAGTTGACGGTCTCGTTGGTCATTTCTTCCGCCCTCCTTTGGCAAGTTTGCTCGCCGCCGCTTTATAGAAATCCCGCTCGTTGCGCGTCTCCTCAAGCTCCTTGAGCAAATGCACGATGCTCGCCGCCATTGCGTCCTCGGCGGTTCGATCAAAGCCAATGCTGCCAAGTTGAAAGTTTGCCGGGGCGGCTTGTGCGAACCCCCCAAGGTTCACCGCCCCGGCTTTCTGTTGGTAACCCCCGTCAGAAATCATAGCCCCGCTTCCTCCTCCTGTTGCCGAATAGCATTGCGAGCGCGGACAATGCCGAGGGCTTCGTCTAACGCGATGGTCAATCGGTTCACTTGCTCGCGCAATGTGTCGATCTGGCGCGACTTTTCCTGCTCGACTTTGAGCGCGGCAAGAAGGCGGTCGATCTCTTCGTTCAACGCCGCGACTTCCATGCGATGCCGCTGCGAGCGTTCTTCTATGTCCTCGAAATAGGCCGTCATTTTGCGTGATGTTTTAAGATGCCTTTCCAAATGTCTTTCGCGGGCAGCTTGCAGCCGCACAGGTCGCACCACAGTTGCCCTTGTGTCGGGTCAGTCCAAAACTCCCGAAGCCTCGCGTGGTCGAGCGTGTCGCTCATGCAGGCAATCGTCATGGCGTCCCAATGCGTATGCCCGTGCTTGTCCACACGTTTTACTCGCGGCCATGCGAGCAATTCGCCTTCGCGGTCAATCAATCCGTAGCGGCACAAAATCGCCGTGTCTTCGGCGGCAAGCTGTAGCATCGCCCACGCGACTTGCTCAAACGGGGTAGCTTCAGCGGACTTCGCGCCAGTTGCCGCATTGGGCTTGCGGTTGTGACCACTGCTCGCCACAGACCCGCCCATGCAGAGGTCAAAAATCATGGGAGCATCCTCCATGTCATGAAGGCCAGCAACAGCGCACCAAGCGCAAGAACCAGAGCGGCGGCGATTGCTTCGTCCGGGGGGAGCGAATTCACTTGGATGCCTCCATGCTTTTTGCGAGGGCGTCGATCCCCGCCCACGGATCAGACTTGCGCTCTACCTCACCGCGCAACTTGGCGCGCAGCGGTTGCAGGCGGTCGAGAATGCTACCAAGGATGTGCGGCGGGACGCATGGGCATTGCCCGTGGTATTCCGTAACCGGAAGTCGGCGGTCGATGCTCACGCTACTACCTCCCCGGCAAGTTTGCTGTTGAGGTAACGCTTCTTGCCAACGCTGCGCGGATCGACCTTGCGATACGTCAGCGTTTTGCGTTTGCGCGTTGACGGCTTGCGCGCGTTTTCCTGCGCCAGCAGTCCGTTGATGCGACGATCAGCGAGTTGCCGCTCGCTGCGCGTCCCGATTTCGCGGCCCCAAGCGAAAGCCGCTTGAGCCGTTGCAATGAGCAGGACAAATCCAAAGATCGTCATGCCGATTATTTCGTGGGTGTTCATGGTTCTGTGTTCTCCGAGGCGGTTGTTTCCGCCTGCGAAAGTTCGGCGCGGATGATCTCGCGCAACTCGCCGCTGAGGCTTCGGTTGTTGTCGCGGGCACGGGCGCGCAATGCCTCAATCGCCTTAGGCGAGAGGCCGCTGATACCTATGAAAGTGCGCTTGTTTTGGGTCTTGGGCATTGTGGGATGCCTTAGGTTTCCGGTAGGGTTTAACCCCATGTTCAACCCAAGTAAATAGTTTTTTTTCTTTTTTTTTACTTATGCTTGGGGAGGGGGTAAGTTGAACCCGTGAGGCACAAGACTAGCCACATCGGGTTCCGGGCCACCCCGGAGCTAAAGGAGGCCGTTGAGCGCGCCGCGCTGGCGCAGGGGCTAAAGGCTGGCGAATGGATTCACGCCGTGGTCGAAAAGGCGATCAAGACCGGGGTGCTGGTGCGTCAGCAAACTACCTACGAAGTCATTGAGCCAAAGACTACCTTGCGAGCGGCAGAATCCGCCAAACGATACCTGTAACGTCAAATCGCGAATCGGACAATATCATTTTTATATCATCTTACAGCCCCCCCCCTTGCATTAACACATGAAACACAGTGAGGTTGTCCGACTCGGCGGGTTGTCCTGCCGCCTCTGGCAGTCTCCGGGCGATGGACGCTGGCGGTGGCATTCCCGGCGTGGAGGCAAACGGGTTCTCAATGCGGCGAAGGAATTGGGCGATGCCAAGGCAAAGGCCAAGGAACAGCTTGCCTTGTTGCGAGACGGGCGCAGCCAGCTAGGGAACCTAGACCCCGCTCTGCTTTCCGAGTTCCTCGCGTGGAAGGGGCAGCGTGCCGATAGTCCCGCAACTGCCGAGGCCGCGCGGCAGTATGTGGCGCACCTTACCGAGCGGAAGGTTCAGACCCGCACCATCGAAGCGGACATCAAGCACTTCACCGCAAAGCACCCCGGCCCGATTGCCGATGTCGCGGCGGAATCAGTCAAGTCGCACCTTGACTCATTAGGGGTCGGGCCTCGCCGCTACAACAACGTGCGGGCAAGCCTCGTCTCGTTCTTCGGATGGGCGAGGAAGCAAGGATTCCTGCCCGACACAATGACAGCCCCGCAGCGCACCCATGCCCTGCCTGTGCCGAAAAAGCGGCCCCCGATCTATACGCCCCCGGAGTTCCGCGCCCTGCTTGCTGCAGTTGCACCGGAGTGGCGGCTACCGCTGGCGATTTGCGGGTTGGCGGGGCTTCGCACTTGCGAGGCGGAAAAGCTCCTATGGCGCGAAGTAAAGCTCGGCAAGAAGCTGATCGAAGTCCTCCCCGAAAACGCCAAGAACACCGGACGCCGTAGGCTCGTCCCGATCCACCCCGCTTTGATGACTTGGTTCCGAAAGGCGGGCGAACACCGGGACGAAGATCACGTTTGCCCGCAAGGGGTGAGGATCGACAACCTTGCCAAGCGGGTTCGCAGAAAAAAGGTCACATGGGTGAAGAACGGGCTGCGACACAGCTACGGAAGTTATCGCTGCGCGGTTGTGAAATCCGCCGCGCAAGTTGCGTTGGAGATGGGCAATAGCGAGGGAATCGTCCGCTCAAATTACCTTGAATATGTCGAGCGAGGGACGGCTGCGGTGTGGTTCAAATGTGGTTACTTTGACCCGTCTTAAAAACTTAACCCCCTCATTTTGAGGGGGTTAAAGCATACCGGCGGAGGGGGTCGAACCCACACTCCCTTGCGGGAAACGGATTTTGAGTCCGTCTGGACAGAGGAAAATGAAAGTCGAAGAACGAATTATGCCGCTCAAGGGGTGGTTACTTTTGGGTTACTATTTGTCATAGACTTTGACACTCCCGCCGCCCTTTGTGGCGGCAGTAACCCGAAAATGGAAACGCTGGATGGCGGTTTCCTGCACGCACGGCCACTTAGCCGACCCCCGCGCAACCAAGGCAATGCTCGCCTTCCGCAAGGCATACGCCCCGCAGACCGTCCTGCACCTTGGGGATTTTTGCGACATGGCCGCGCTCCGGGCGGGAGCAAGGCGGGACGCCGACGATCCAGACCGAGCCGAAAGCATGGCCGACGATCTACTCGCTGGCCTGTCCTTCCTGCGTGAGCTTGAGCCGACAGTAATCCACTTAGGGAATCACGAAGATCGCTTGTGCGGACTCGCGCATAGCGGCAACGCCGTGGTCAGCTACGCCGCAGGGCAAGTGCTGGCGCGCATTGATGACGCAGCCAAGGAAATGAAGGCGAAGGTCGTTCCGTATGCGGGGTTGCGACCGGAGGCTTGCACTCGACTAGGCGACACATTGTTCCTGCACGGAGTCCTCTACAACGTCAGCGCGGCTCGCGATCACGCCGAAGCCCTTGGGATGAATTGCGTGTTTGGGCATACGCACCGAGTCGCGCAAGAGGCGGGGCGCTGCCAGCGTCCGGTTGTCGGCTACAACATTGGGTGCGCCATTGATCTTTCGGTCGGCTACGCCAAGGGCAGGCGGCAAACCCTTGGATGGGCGCATGGCTTTGCTTTCGGGGAATGGAACGATCAGTTCTGCACCGTGAACCTCATCACGCTTTCGCCCCACTACCGATTACCGCTATGAGGTCAAAAAAATTGACCACCCCCGACCCCGACCTCGCCCGTTGGTGCGCTGCCCTCGCCTCCCCCCAAGTCGCAGACAAAGTTCCCCCCGGCTGGCACACCACACGCGAACTTTGCGCCATGCTTGGCAAGTCCGACACAACCGTTAGCGAGCAGCTCCGCAAAGCCGTTGCCGCAGGCAAATGCGAGCGGCGGGAGTTTCGCATTGCTGCGGCTAACACGGTGCGCGGCGTGCCGCACTACCGACTGCTCGGCAAATGAAAAAGCCCGTCAAGGCCACACCACGGCGCAAGAAGCACGCGCCCTCGATGCGGTTCCGTCTCGACGGCGTATGGTGGACTGTCCGAGTTGAGCGTCCACCGGACAAAGAAAAACTTGACGGGCTTTGCCACTACAAGAAACGCACAATCTGGCTTGCACCTTCTGCCGTCAAAGGCGACTTGCTCGGCATTGTGGTGCATGAACTTGCCCACTGCGTTATTCCGCCGACCGACGAAACCCATGTCCGCGATCTTGAGCGCGTTGTTTGTGCCGTGGTGCGCTGGGCGGCGCGCAAATTGAATGACGGTAAGATCAGCATTGGGAGGCATAAGGCCAGCTAGGAATCCAAATCCCAAATCGCATGACCTTCTGGCCGCTCCTCATCTGCACTCTGTGCTACGCCGCAACCAGCATCGGCTTCGCCCGCGAGGGCAACTGGCCCATGTGCGCCGTGTTTGCGGGATACGCCGGGGCCAATCTGGGGTTTCTCGCGCTCGTTTGGAAGTAATCCTATCGCGCGCGCTATACACAAAGCACGATTGCGTATAGCGAAGCGGACATCGCTATACATTAAGTAACAAAATGTGATGTGTTTTTGTTAGGCGAGCGCGGCAGGGTTCAATACCTGCACCTTCCGGGTTGTGCCCCTCGCGTCTTATTCCGCCACGCGCTCATTTGTATCATTCCGCGATACTATCACGGTTTAAACTCATCCTGCGACCACATCGGCTCGCCGCGCTCATCAAGGAACGGATAATGCCGCAGCGCCGAAGAAGCCCGGTCGCGCAGTTCGCGCACCGACTTCGGGCGCGTCGAGGGATGGAGGCAGTCGCGCAAAAGGTCGCGAGCCTTTAATAAGGCCGCGCGCTGTTCAAACTTGAGCGACATTTCTTTATTAAGACCCGCTTGGCCGAATGCGAATGAAGCAACGCGCCAACTTTCGCGGGCGAACCTTGAGATAAACCCCGTCACCCTCGCGGTTCGGCGTGCCGTCCGCGCGCATCCCGCTGGTGTTGCCTTCGATGGCCTCGAACTTGTCGCCAAGCGATCGTTTGACGATACCAATATGTGAAAAGTCGTAACACACGAAGTCCCCCGGCCGTGGCTCGGCGGTATCGGGTAGCACAGTGCAAGTCGCGGGGCGAGCTTCTGCCCACTTGATGAATCCATAGGCTAAAGCGGTCTTGGGCCTCCACTTCGCAGGCGTAGTGCTTTTAAGAGCGAGCCACTTTACGTTTGCTGGATCGTCTAGCCATTGCTCAAGCGCCCACGCGCAGAAGGCAGCGCACCAAGGCCACGCGCCGGGGTCTAGGTTTGTCGCGGCTTGATATTTGCGGACATCCTTGCCGACGTTATTGCGCGTCTCCTTTTTGCCGAGTTCCCTTTCCGCGATCTGAGTTAGAAGGGCGATGCGACTTGCGTTTTTCGGCTTCGCGGTGGATGCGGATGTGCGCGGCTGCGAGGACTTCGGCAAGGTCGCCGATAGAGAGTTTTCCGACGAGGGCAAGGGCGATACTTCGCCGATCTTCTGGAGGCCATTTAGAAATGCCACGAATGAGTTCTTCAACCATGTTACCGCTTTCATTTTTAGAAGTCCGTCCCGCCACGGATGCCGATGTAGGTGATGCCTTTTTTTAGCGAGCCAGTGACTACGAGGCGGATCGAAGTGACGAGGCGCGTAAGGAAGGGGCGCGTGTCAGATGGCTTTGGTTTCGGCGTCAGCGCGTGACGCATCCACCACGATTTCACGGCAACACAATCTTGTCGGCGGCGATAGCGGCTTGCGTCTCAGCCGCACCCCACGGACGCCAAAAGGTCACGAACCACAGTTTCTTCTCGAAGTCCGCCCCGCCCGTCATGCGCCAACCGCTTTTCGCCAGCGGCAATCCTTCGCCCTGAAGAGGCGGCATTGTGGCACAGGAAGCGCAAAATAACGCCATTCCTGCAATAACGTGGCGCATTTTTACCGCTCCTTACGGAACACTTCGTAAAGCGAGATCGCGGCAATAGCCGCAGCGGCAATGGCCGACCATTGTTCGGGGTCTAGCTTCCAGCCGATTGCGGCGGTAAGGGTGGCAAGGCCAGCCCATGTGCTGCGTTCTTTGAGTTTGCCGAGGAGCGTTGAAACGATCATGCCCTCGCCGGGGTGTCAAAGCCTTCCCGGTCGCTATGCGCGAATGGCAAACGCCTAAGACTGCAACCCCGCCACAGCCTCCGCGCTCGCAGCCTCGTAGCTGCATGGCGGGGCGCTGAACGTGCGCGGCGTAGGGTCAACCGAGGCAACCAGCATCCCTTCCATCCAGCTTTTTAACGAGGTCATGTTCGGGCCGAGCGGCTTGCCCGCTTGCAGAAGCGCCATCTCAAAACGCTGGAGGGCGCTGACTTGCATGGGCGAGAAGTGCGTCGAAGTCCATGCTTCGGGCGAGTAGGTCGGCAACGGCGCAGGCGTTCCCGCGACCCACTGCCGCTCGACGCGATCCTCAAACCACACCACGTTTGGCTCCCATGCGCCTTGTTCGGGCTTCGGGATTTTCACCAGCGGCACAACGCTCTGGCCCTCTGGCACATCGCGCCAGTTTCCTTCGTCATCGGTGAGCAGCGAGACGAGTTGTTGGGATGGCACAAGGCCGACTGTAATCATTGCGTTAGGTTCCATAAGCGACCTCCACGGCGTCTACGCTGGCGACCCAGCGCCATGTCTCGGATGCAATTCCAGTTGGGCGGATTCGGATGTAGTCGCCTGCGTCCACTGTGGCGACTTCCAGAGATGTCGATGAAGCGTTGTCCGTTCCAATAGTTACGGGCGCAAAAACCTCACTGCTCGTCCCCGCCACATTCTTCGCCGCATACTGCCGCTCGTAGGTGGCGACCACACTGCCGTCCGATTTCACTCCGACCACTTTGATATTGCAGAAGATGACCTTGCCGCTGGGGATCGTCAGATACCCCGTTGCGCCATCCAGTGCCATTTCGACGGCGGCGTTTGTAGTTGTTTTGCAGCGAAGAACAGCGCGAAATCTCTGAGCGTCGCCTACCACAGCAAATGTCCCACTCGCGTGTGACAACATACTCAAGCGGTCAGCGCGACTTTGTAGGCCGATAGCAAACCCTTGAGAGGCGGAAGCAGTATTGCTTGCGCCAATTGCTATCGTGTTAATGCCTGACGATGTGCAGCCGTCGCCAGCGGCGATTGATCTGTCGGAAGATGCGGTGTTGGATCTTCCGCCAAGAACAGACGCTTGAAAACCGCTGGCCGTGCCGCCAGATGCGATTTTGGCGCAAGTAATATCTCCGTCACGATTTACCGTGAAGCGATTAGTGCCGCCTGTTTGCAGTTGCAGCAGCAGCGAGCTTGCGTTGCTGGCCGTGTTTGTAATGTTTAGCTTAATCGCACTCGGCGTTCCCGATGTATTCCAAGTGCCAGCCAGATCGACAAGGCTTTGCGCGTTGCTGCCTGTGAGCGAGTAGCCTGTGGTGGTCAGCGCGGATGTGTTGGCGGCGGGTGCGGTAGAGAGCGATGTAAATGCGCCTGTGTTCGGGGTCGTTGTTCCCAAGGCGGCTGGTGATGCGGGGTCAAAGGCTGATGTGGCCGAAAGCGTCGTTCCACTAATGGAAAGCCCGCTGCCCGCCTCCAGATACGTCAGCTTGCTCGCGCTATCGTCCCAGAACACAAGCCGATCCGCATTGGCATCCACCCCCGTAATGCTCGCCCCGCTCACCCCGAGGACATCCGAGGCCGAGGACGCTGCGCCTGTGACGCCGCTGGCTGCGGGATCAGCAAACTCGACGCCGCTCAAGTCCGACTTGGTGCGGAGAACTTGGTTGGCCGTGCCAAGCGCGAGAGTCGTGACTGCGCCTGCGGTGGTGGTGACGAGGACGCGACCAGAATCGGAGCCGACTTTACCGTCTGTCGTTATATTACCATGCCCGTGGTCGCCTGCGGCTACTTCGGTGGAGCCTGTGCCGATTCCGACCGCGCTGGTCGAGCCGCCAGAGATTTTAACTAGACCGTTGTAGGCCGAAACGTCTGCCTCCAAGCCGCCGCGTTCGTGGGCGAGTGTGCCAGAAACAATATCGCTGGCTTCGTGCTCGTGCGTATAGACAGGGTCGCGCTGCCAATTTGTCCCATCGTAGACATATCGCCTGCTGCCCGTAGTCGGAATAGTTTGGGAACCTCCAGCCGCGCCAGCAACGGCAAGTGTTCCAATCGACGGATTGGCTCGGACAACGGCAATATCTCCCGATTGATTGCCGCTTGTGGGAAGCGTAACAGTCTTTGCTCCGCTATAATTTTCAATAACGGCAATTTGAGCGCGGGCGGCGGTAAGCGTGAAACTTCCAGACCCCGTGATGTTGTAATTTGTTGTCGTGAATAGCGACTGCGCCCCGATATCACTCGGGGTTATCGGATCACTCCCCGCCGCCGCATGGCTGGCCGCGTGAGAGGTTGGGGCTGCCCCAACGTCTGCCGCAGTCTGCCCAAACGAAGGCCGCACAAAGAGTGTCCCGGACGAACTGCTATTGGATACCACCGCAGCAACCGTGACGATGGGCGCGCTCGGCTTGGTCTTGGTCAAGCCGCCCGTGGGCGAAGCATAAAGCAAGTCACCATTGGCCCACGCTTCTGCGCCTCCGCTGGCATTGATGCCGCGACATTTGCCGAAGTGCGTAACGTATCCTTCTTCGCCCACCCCTGCCGCGATGGTGCTCGTGGCAATGCCAATGATGGTAGTCGGGTTGGTGTTGTTCGCATGAGGAGCAACGCGCAGCTTGCCGCTATTGCCGATTGTCCCACTGAAGACGCATAGGGTTCCTGCCGTGATCGTGGAGGCCGTCGAGTTCTCAACGTGATAAAGTGTTTCTTGCCCGACTTGCAAAACGCTGCCGTGTGCGAGTCCGAGGTCAAGTGTTTCTTCGTCGGCGTTCCACGCAAGTTCGCCCTGCGCGGCGGTTTCTGCGGCGGTAAGATCAAAGGCAACCTTGTCGGCGGTAACAGATTCAAAGGTGACGGAATCGGTTGTGTTGAGTTCTTGATCGTAGCTTGCCCCGCCTCCTCCGGTTGCCCACTCGGTATCGTAGTCCGTGCTGGTCTTTTTGCGAAGCACTTGCAGCGCGCTTCCGCCTGTCGGAACACCAACGCCGGGGATTCCCTGCGGGCCTGCGGCCTCGACTTCGACGGTGTTCGTCGCAGTCGTTAGAACTTCGATCACATCGCCCATTAGCGCGTTACCTCCCGCGAGACTTTAGCGACCCCCTCGACCAGACGTTTTACAGCGCCAGTGGAGGATTCGATCTCAAGATCGTAGACGTAGCGGCCCGCCGTGATCGCGGACATCGAAGCCGCCGAAGCTGAAAGCGTGACTAGCCCGCCCGCCGCGGAGATGACTACGCCGCCGTTGGCCGTGGTCAGCGATAGCGCAACCGTGGCCGAGTCCGGGGTTTCGCGGAACATAGCCCTGCCGACAAAGCCCGAAAGATTTACAACAACGTCATCGCTTTTGTAGCGAAACGCCTGTGAGAGGGTCTGCCCTTGCGGCAGACACAAATCAGCTTGCGCGGGGCAGTCGCCGTAGAGGGTGTCGCTCATTTGCGTCCCCCCTGCGATCCGAAGCGATACCAGAGTTCATCGACGCGCGGGCGCATGATCTCCACATCGGAAGCAATTTCCGTCACACGCGAGTCCAGCTTGGCCGCAGACCAGACAAGTCCGATGGCCTGCAAGAGCATGGTTGCTCCGATGGTCACGCTGGCCTTGATGAGCCACGCCTTAAGTTGTTCGCGTTCTTGGTCGCTCATGGCGTGGTTACGGAGGTCAAAATTCCGTTGCTGAAAACAAGCGTGTTGGTTACTCCCCCAACAACCGTGATTTGAATATTCGTGGTCGGGTAAGTCGAAAGCGCGGCGATACGCGCCCATTCGTTTGTGTCTACGACCCCTGCGGAAAGAAACTGAATGCTGTTTGAGTTGGTGATAGTTCCGCTTCCTAGCTGCACCGAGTCGGCCCCGGTTGCCACTGCGGAGTCGCCTGCGGCAAAGCCATCGCCGCTGACGCGAGAGCGGTAGCCAATAGCTGCGCCACGGCCCGTTGTGTTTGTCGCTTGGTAGCCGACCGCAACCGCAAACTCTCCAAGCCCCCGCGCTTGATAACCAATAGAAACCGCGCTGTTGCTGCTTACGACTTCGCGTCCAATCGCAACCGCGCCATTGCCCAGCCCGTCATCGGCGGTTGCTCCCGATCCGACAATAGTATTGCCGCCAGTAACATTAGACGCCCCGCCGCCTAGAACAACAAGCGCAGACCCAAATACGCCGAGATTTGTAAATGCCTGCGCGGCATTTGTCCCGCCCGTGCCGCCGTTGGCGATGGCAAGCGTGTTTGTCACGTTTGTCAGATTGGCCTGCCCGCCGCCATCGACAGACCAAACCACATCAGTCGCATTGCTGTTAAGGGCAAGCACGCGAAGCTCGTTGCCTGTGTAGCTTGGCAACAAATTGATGCGTGCATTAGCTGCATTGCCTGCTCCAGTTCCCCCGTTGGCTATTTGCACGGTTCCGGTGACGTTGTTGGCTGTTCCTGTGGTGTTCTGGTTGAAGGTCGGGAAACTTGTGAGGCTCGCTGCGCTGCCGTTGGTGCGAAGAAGGTCGGCAGGGAAGTTAGTAAGACCCGCCGCGCTGCCGTTAGTTTGCAGCAAGTAAGACGGGAAGTTCGTGATAAGTGAGCCGTCCGTGACGGTGTTGCTGATTGCTGTCCACTCGACGTTCGTTTCCCCGGCTGCAACCGAGAGCACCTTGCCAACATTGTTGCTGTAAGATGGAAGCACTGCATTGAGATCGACTTGCACATTGGTCAGCGCCCCTCCGTCTCCGTTAGTGCGAAGAAGTTCTGCGGGGAAATTGGTAAGGCTTGCTGCATTGTTGACGGCTAAGTTAGTCAGCGCGGAGGAGGCGGGCTGAAAGGCGCTTGCCTCATTGGTTGCTGCTGTGCCGAGCGACAAGGCCGTGCGGAATCCTGCTGCATCGGCGTTGGTAAGGCCGCTCCACACTAAGCCGAAATTTGTTCGCGCCGTCTCCGCATTGGTCGCCCCGCTTCCGCCGTTGCTCACCGGGAGGACGCCGATGGCGTTGCTCAAGTTTGCATTAGGAAGGTTGGTAAGTCCGCTGCCGTCTCCGTTGGTTCGGAGCAGTCCTGCGGGGAAATTGGTCAGCGCGGAGTTGGTTTGCAGGAGCGCGGCGGGGAAGTTAGTCAGCGCGCCTGCCGATCCGTTGGTGCGGAGCAGGCTTGCGGGGAAGTTTGTGAGGCCAACGGCATCGCCATTGGTAGTCAGAAGCGAGGCGGGGAAGTTGGTCAGTCCTGCCGCCGAGTCGTTGGTGGTCATCTTGCCGTCGAGCGCGGCCTGTAATCCGGTGATGTTGCTGATGGCAAAGCTCGCCCCGGAGAGGTCGGAAATCTGCGAACGCACCAGCGAAAAGTTGGTGCGGACAACGCGATTGGTGTCTGCCGTCACCGTGATAAAGGTTTGCGCGGAGGCAACCGAGGCGGCGACGAGCAGGATGAGAAGGGCGCGTTTCATAATTTAGACTTTCGCAAGTTGCAATTCGCCGTCCGGTGTCACTTCGATTGTCCACAGACCGCCGCCGCTGTCTTGAAGCTGGAAGCTCGTTGCGGTCACGGCAGGCAGCGGCGAGGGCGAAGAGGACGTAATGAGGTCATCGGAAAGCGTTGCCGAAGTGCGGAACGTCTGGCGCACGGCCCCTTCTGCGACTTCGACCTCGACGTTGACGGCTGTGGTTCCCGCCGAGATGAGCGAGGCGATGTTGGCCGTGCTGAAGGAAAGGTTTGCGGCGAGGCCGGGAGCGGCGGCAAGGGTGTTGCCCGCCAGCGTGACAAGCGGAAGGTCGATGCCTCCGCTGTTGTTGTTAAAGGTCAAAGTGTAGGTTTCCCCGGCAACTCCAGTAACGGAGGCCGAGGCCGACACGGCAGCGATAGCTGCTTGCATCGTGGTCGGGGAGGCGTTGTAAGCGATGCTCCCCGTGCTGATCTTGGCAAGCTGCGCCGTTCCCCCGGAGGTCGAAGTCGAGGCCGTGATTGCTGTGCCTCCCGCAGTAGTTGCCGTCTGGAAGGTCTGGCTAGTTCTGGCCGTGACGTAGTAGGCCGATCCGTTGCTGAATCCTGTTGGCGTGGTAAATCCGGTGAGCGTGACTGCCTGCCCGTCAAAAAGTCCGTGCGGGGTCGAACAAGTAAAAACGCCCGCCGTGACGCTGGCGACAGTGACGTTGCGGGCGGGTAGTTCGATGATATAGCTGCCGCTGGTCGGCTTGGGGGAAAAGCTGATGCGCTGAACCTCGTCGGAGCCGCCGCCGCCCTCGGCGACTCCAGTGATGGTCGAAACCACGCTGGTCGAGATGGCCGACCATGCCGTTTGCAGGGCGGCGGGAGAGGTCGTGCCGACCGCGAACTTTACGGTTGCCCCAGACAGGTCAAGGTAATCATACACCCGCCCCGCCGTTGTGGATGGTTGCAGAAAATAAAGTTCAATCGCCTCGACATCTTCCTCAAAAAAGAGCGGGCTGGATGCTGGCAGGGTCGAATTAGCTCCGGACACGAATTGCCGAGCTTGAACGTCGAGGAAGAATTGCCGCGCCTGCAAAGCCATCTTGAGCGTCGAGGCGTGTCAAAGGTGCTGGCGGTGTCAGTATTGGTCGGCGCGGTCGCAGCACCCCGAAATGATCTCTCCCTCGCGGAAGCGGTCGGCTTCGCTGACGGCGTATCCCCGGTATTTTTGGCGGATGGCTTGATAGTCTTCAAAGCTAAAGCACCACCGATCACCGTGTTTTTGCGCGACTGCTTCACAATCCTTCAAATAGGTGAGCGGCATTGTTGCCGCCTTATCCAATATCGATTTTGAGGGAATACAAATCACGGCGCGGCTACATCAATGGAAATACTCAACGTGCTGGCAATGCTGTTTTCGACAGTGATCGTGCGCGACTGACCAAAAAGAGTGAAAGAAGTAGTTGCTGCTCCACTGCTCCCGTATTTGTTGCCAAAGGCTGCTCTGTAGCCGTTTATGCCGCTCGCAGAATTTGCGTCGATGCTGAAAATAACAGATTCGCCCAATGTTGATGACGAAACGAACACAACGGGAGACTCCGTTGATGGAGATGGACTGCTTGGTTGTCCGGGCCATCCGGTTCCGCCGTCTTGAATAAACAAACTAAAGGAACATTGTATTAAAGCAGAATACAAACCATTATTGCTATATAGCAAAAGTGTTCCGGGCACGGAACCCGTTGAAATTGGAACAATGATATTAGGGCCGCATGATGCAATAGGGTCGGTTTGAATTGTTGTGTTGATTGGCCCCGGCTGCAACGATCCAACCCCCACATTGAACTGATAGCTGACCGAAATGCCGTAAAGTTTTATTGCAGCGAAAGTAGCTTCGGAAATGACCGCAGATTGAAAACTCGTAGGAACCCCGATGAACTGATAAAAAGAAGCAATTTCATTATTGCTGCAAAAGTTACAGCAACACGGCGTCCCGCCCGGAGTTGTCCACGGCACTTGTGTTGCGGTTGCCATAGATTAGGCGGGGGCGGCCCACGCCGTTCCCCACACATACATTCGTTGACCATCGCAACGCTCGACTTCGACCCATCCGGGGGTTCCACTTGGGGGTGCGTCAGACCATTTGGCTTCGTCCGCTTCGGTAATAAAAAGCGATCCATTTGGCCCCGCGCTTAAGGTGGCGTCTGTTGCGCTTTTCCATTGTAGACCGCCTGCATCCCACGCAAGAAAGTGTGCTGCGGTAGCCTCAACAGGAAACGCTGGGTAAATATCCAACGACCAACCGTCCGCTCCTTGCGTTAAGCCGTATGTGCCATTAGTTTTGGGCTGTAACTGCGAAAAGTTGTCATCCAGATTGCGCGCGCGAATTGCAAAAGCATCTGCGTTGCCGACCTGCGGCTGAAATTTTACCAAGCTCATATTCTATATCCGGTCTGAATATAAACAGCAGAAACCGTTGTCGAGTTTTTAACCCGTCCTAAATTGTTCCTATACGACCTACTCGTTGTGATTATTTGCGGCGCGATGAATCTAGATGGGTTGATGTTGCCGCGAACATTAAATATGTTGCTGGGTTGAGCAAAGTCCGACGCAGAAACTCCCGTGCCTTCGGTCGTTATGGTTTTCGCATAGTAATCAAACGAAAATGAAAAGTTTTTTGTAACAGGCGGGTCTCCTGCTACAGTTTGTGTCACCGAACCCGTCAAAGAGCGCAAATCCGTGCTTGTCGTTACTTCGCCTGTAACTGTTGGAGTATTCCCGCCGCCTCCGCCACCTCCGCCGATTGTTGGAGTATTCCCGCCGCCTCCGCCACCTCCGCCGATTGTTGCTTCATTGTCTACTCCTAAAGACAAACGAAATGTGGTAAGTCCATAGTTTCGTTCGATATTGCAACTTTGGACGTTTGGAGACGTTGTAGCGCGCAGGTTGTTTAACAATGCGACAAAATTGTCTTCCTGCAACAAGGCCACTGGCATAGGAGCACCCACGCGCAAAGTAGATGCAATAGCTGAGTCAAAGCGCGTCAAACAAACAAAGTCGGCATTGATGCCAAGCGAGTTGTCGCTTTGTGCCACAATGGAGTAAGCGGTAAGCTGCATACCCCCGGAAGAGAGCTTTGAGTTGGCTTTGACGAGGGCGGGCATGGCTAGATTAGAACGGGCTGCGGAAGTTTGCGGTTGAGAGACTGAAGTTCAGTTACAACTTTTTGCAGTGTTGTCTCGGTGGCAAAGCCGCGCACAGAGTCGGTCAGCGACTTCATGGCGTTGCGGACGCCAGATTCAAGGGCGCGGCCTGCGGCATCGGCTTGTTTGGCAAAGGATTGCCCCGCGCCATCTGTAGCGGTTTTCAACGTATTGCCGCTGGTTGCTACTCCCTCAAAGGCGGTGACGATGGTTCCGCTGGCCGATTGGGTCTTGTCGGCGGTTGCGTTAAGAGTTTGGGCGGTTCGATCCAGCGCGGGCGCAATGCCGTCCGGGCCAGTAACGTCGAGCTTGGTCTGCGCCATGCTGGTTGCTGCTTGCGCGAGCGATTCTTTGTATTCCCTGCCCTTCTCCGCAACTTGCGTTGCGTATTCGTTGAGCCTTTGTCCCGCTTCCGCACTGCCGAAAATGTTGCTTTTGAAACCTTCGGTTTTTGTGACGGCATCGCCCACTCCTTGAATAAGTGCGCCCGTTGCACTCTTAAACCCTTCTCCCATTGTTTGCGTTGCGCTGGTGGACATTCCCTCAAGCCCTGCCCTTGCCTTGTCGATTACGCCGCCAGCCGCTTTATCGAAATTGGTTGTGAAAGCGTCTGCTCCACTTTTTGTTCCGTCGATCAGCGCGGAAGCCAACTGGCCCGTAAAAAACCCGATTGGATTTGTCAGCACAGAGATGAAGTCTTTGCCGAAATTTACGATCATGTCGTAAAGACGTTTTGCAAATGAGGCAACGCCTTCGCCAGTGACCGCATCCCAGATGCCTGTGAAAACGCGCAGGACACTTTCGATCATGTCCAAGAACTTCAAGTTAATCTGAGCGATTCCAAGAATAATTGCGCCTGTGAAAATCTTTCCGATACCAGCAAAAAAGTCCGCGCTTAATACTCCAAGCAATGCGCGGCCCACGGCTTCGACTGCCGTGACAAAGAACGAAAGAAAATCATCTGCCGCCTTGCGAAATGTGAAATCCAGATATCGGCTATACAGCCCAAAGATTTTTGAGGGGTCTTGCCAGATGCCAAGGGCGACATCAAAGGCGAAAGCAAATTGCTCGCCTATGCGTTTGCCGATGGAAGTGTAGTCAATGCTGTCGAAGAAGGAGCCGATGCGCTGAACATACGGCTGAAGGCTATTAATGAAAGCGTCCCACGCCGCTGTAAGCGCGGACAAAACCGGGCGGATTGCTGGCTCAAGCCCAGCCCAGACGCCTTGCAAAATCTTGTATCCTCGCTCGACCCATACGAGCATTTCAATAAGCGCATTGTTGAGGGCAATGCCGATGGCTTCGCCAAAGCCCGAAGCATCAAACTCGGCAAATCGTTTCGCCAGATTGCCAAGCAGCGTGGACATTGGCCCGACAACGCCGACCGCAAACTCTTCCGGTTTCTTCTTTAGAGCGTCGATGGCGTTGCTGAACATGGTCATCGAAGGCCCGTAGGTTTCGATAATGCGCGGAAGGCTTCCTAGAGTAGCGGCAGCTTTCGCTAGTTCTCCGTCAAAGTCTTTGATGAGCGGTAGAAGCTCGCGCCCTAGCTGTGTTCCGAAAATTGCCATTGCCGCCCTTGCCCGCTCGGCAGGGTTGGGTATGGCGTCAATCGCCTTCATTACCCTTTCCATCTGCTCGGCAGGGGAAAGGTTCTTAAGTTGGTCGAAGGAAAGGCCAAGGAGCTTGAGTTTTTCGACGGCCTTGGGAGAACCTTCTGCCGCCTTGGCAATGACTTCCTGCACCTTGTTAATCGCAGGCCCAACCTTGTCCGCGCTGCTTCCGGTCAGATCGAAGGCGCGTTGCAGGAGAATAAGTTCTGCCCTGCTCGCCCCCGTGGCCGCTTTGAGGTTGTTGAGCTTTTCAACGAAGTCGAGAGCGGTGGTAAAAGTCTTAATGCTGACAATGGTTCCAGCAACGCTTGCCGCAAATCCCGCCACTGCCGCCGCTCCTTGAGCAAACATTTGCGGGAGCATACTGGTATTCTTTTCAATGTTGGAAATGGACTGCCCGAATCCATCAAGACGCTTTTCAAGTCCTTGGATCGTTGATCCAAGGCTTTCGTCATGCCCCAAGAAATTTGTATGGGATTCAGCCATTTGTTTTCTAAGCGGTTCGTGCCAACTCGTAGGTCTTCTTCAGCGTCTCAGCGATGGCGATGTCCATGTAGGCGAGATAGCTTTTCCCTGCTTCATCTAGTGCCTTCTGTGCTTCTTTCGGCGGGATGACTTGGCTGGCCCACGGCGTTGCGTTGGTCATTCTCACGCCCGGATTACGAGGATCGTTGCTGTTGTCCACAATGCGCCCGGAGGCGCGGCCCATGTTCCGCGTCACCCATTGCGGGATGCCGCGCGTATTTGCGCTGACTCGCCCCGTGATCGGGATAGCTTCGGCGCAGACGGCCCACCCTGCTTTTGTGAGGCCCACCCGATCCGCTACCTTGTCTTTGTAAGCCTGCAACTCTCCATCTGCGCCTAATACTAGAACTTTTTCAACGCGCTTGCCCTTAACTGTGCCATCCACCGGATCGCGGCTGCGCTTGTGATAACCGCTGTCGAACTCATCAAAAAGGACGCGCCTAAACTTCATGTCGCGGACAATCTTGCCGATGGCAGTTGTGTTGCCGCTCTCTTGATACCTTTGAAAACGAGACTTGAAGGAGCGAATTTGATCCGACTTGTCCTTGCGGGGCTTAACATCCGAAAAGCGTTTTTCGACTAGTGCGCGATACTCGCGCTTGTTGGCGTTGGCCGCTTGCGCCTCATACCAACGGATTGCAACGCTGGTCACTTGATTGAGGAGGGCTTCGGATTTCTCGGTGTAATAGACCTTGTTAATGTCCCGATTGACCGCGCCCATGCCTTGCGCCTCCGCCTTGGCCCCTTCCCCGAAGGGCTGCGTCCGAAATGCCAGATTGACGCAGGCAACGCGAGCATGGGCCTTGAGCGATTCGCGGATGTCCTTGCCGACTACTTGGCGAAACTCGGCCATGCGCTGCTTTAGCTGCTTGGCGTTAGAGAGGACTGTTATCTTCATCGCTGGCGAGGGAAAGGGTGTGTTTCATCTGGCTTGCGATGTCCACGCCGTCAGCGGAAGAACGCATTGAAACCGTCCAGCGCACAGCGCGTCCGTTGGCCGTATCGTGCCAAAGGATCATCTGCATCCCCATCGCAACCGGAAGCCGCCGCAGAATGTAGTCGTGCGTCCAGCCCGTTTTGGCAGCAATTAGCGAGACGTAGCTTGCTTGCCAACACGGGCGGATGCTTTTCCCGGCGTCTTGAGTCCTTTGACGCCCTTCTGCTCCTGCGCCTGCGTCTGTGCGGCGAAGTATTCTGCGACCATCTGTTCGATGATGGGCAACGCAGCGGCAAGGGTCGGGGCATCGTTGAGCGGCCCTGCGAGGAATCCGCGCACAGCCTGCTTGAAAGCGGCCTTGTCCCAGATCGTTTCGGCAACCTCGTCCTCGTCAGCGGAGTGGATGTAGATGAACTCTGCCGTTGACCAAATCGCGTTCGCGTTGGCCGGGGCTACGCGATCCCCCTTCATGCCCCGAATAAAAAAGTTCTCTATCTCAAACAGATAGGAAAGCGTCTCTGCCGTCATCGGGCGCACAGTCAAGGGGCCGAGCTTGCGGCCCTTGACCAGTGCGGCGGTCTTTAGCAGATCGCTGCGGATCGGCGTTGCTTCGTTAATGGCTTCTTCGTCGGTTAGATGTTCTGCGCTCATAAATAATTTTGCATCTTGCGGATTTCTTCGGGGCTGGCGTCTTCGCGGATAAAGCCCATGCCGCTCCCTGCCGTGACCTCGACCATGCGCGGGGTGCTCTTGACGATGGACAGGCAAATGTCCCGCCAGCCTGCGTTAGCGTAGGCAAATTCTAAGGCGTCATCGGAGGCGGCTAGTCCCTTGAGCCAAGTGATGCGCCGTTCTAAGTCTTCTGGGGTGCGCTCTCCGGGATCGGCTTCTTCAAGTTTCAACCATTGCGAGGCGAGCTTGCCGCAGGAATCAACCGCGCCCTCAGTTGCGGGGTTAAAAAGGAAGGTGACGATGGTGCGCCCATCGCGGCGAACTTGCCGAGTGCAGGGAGGGCGGCGAAGCGTATGCCCCAAGCACAGCAAAGCCGTGGCGAGCTTGGTATTTGAGGTCAAAAAAACCTCATCATTTTTGGCGATTTCTTCCTGCATCTGTATCTAGTGCGGCGGGATTACGCGCCCGCCGCTTCGCGTTTTAGAGGGAAGGCTTAGAGGCTCGGATACTGCGTTGCCTCAATGGCAAAGGTCGCAAAACCCTCGGCAGTCTCTTCGCGGCTCACGGTGTCCACGATGATCGAACCGCCCGTAATGCCGTTGCCCGAAGTGGTGCTGTTGATCGAAAGGGCAACACCCGGAGCGGCGAGGGCTACTCCCGTCGAGCCATTAACCGCGCCTTCGATGGAGATCGTTGCGGTCGGTTTGAAATACGAAACGGCAACAACGTCACCATCGTTGTCCATAACTTCAGCCTTCTCGCGGGAAACTTCGCGGCTGAAGGACTGAATCAAAATTCCAGTTTCGGCGGTGCAACCGAAAACCACCGAAGCGGCGGCGGATGAAGTAACTGTTGTAGCGGCCATGCCTAGCCGCCTCTGTCAACCAGCTAGAGCAGCAACCGGGAAACGTGGACATTGAAGGTAATCGACCGCACGGCGTGGCGATCTTGGCGCGAGGTGGTCACTCCTTGCTGGCGAACCAAGCCATGCCAGCGGACGCTATTGCGTGAGGCTGAGAGAACGTCGAACAGATGCGGGTCTTCAATGATGCCGACAATCGCCGCCCAGAGGGCATCAGTGAACTCCTCGCCTGTTTGCTGGTTCTGCGCGGAATCCTCGTCCATGTCTTGATCCATCAAGGTCATCGAATGGATCGTCACCCCTAGCTCATAGACATCCCCGGTAGGGATGGACTCGCGCAACCGGATGGCGCGAACCACTACGGCGGGAACCTCCAAGTCGCTGCCGACATCGGCGCGGGTCACGTTGACCCCTTGCAAGTCGCAATACCCGCGCAAGGCCCATGCCATCATATCGACCACGGCCTTCTCGACCGCTTCTTCAAGAGGCTCCGGGGCGCGGCGGCGGATCGACCACTCGCTTACTGGTGCGGACTGCGGCATGAGAAGATAAGTTCCTGCCCGCACTGCGAGCGTTCGATGCTGATGACCCGATAGGTCTTGGTGTTGCCCGCCGAGAGAACGGAGAGCTTGCTGCCGACCTTGACCGAGCGGGTTGTTGTAGTGGACTTGGCGTGGAGGCCGATGTCGCGGGAGGGCAGGAATCCGCCTTCGTTGATGTCGCTGCCGACTGTGCCTTGCGTGACCGCAGCGGAGAAGGTCGAGGAACCAAAAGTCACCGTTGCGGGCAAGTCAGCAATGATGCTGTCTAGTTCTTCTGCGAGACGCGCCGTGTCGAGGGCCATACGCTAGGCCGCTTCTGTCAATGGCTTCTGTAAGGTGGTTTTTGCGCTGTCGAATTGGTAGCGGTGCAGCACTTGCGGGATATGCGCTTCGTCTTCGGCCTCGGCCCACAGATGGCGCAGCCAGAGCACATCCTCGTTGCGACGAACTTGCGGGACGGCATAGGCGCAAGCCAACTCTCGCCGCCAGACGCACCAAAACCACGGCGGGCGTTTAGTTACTGCGCCGGGGCGAAACGGCTCAATCTCATGCCCCAAGCGGCAGTTGATTCGGCCCTCCGCGCCATCGACCACGGCCCACTGGTCGAAGGTGATAACGTCCTTGTCGGCGTCGATATTTTGCAGGACGAGTTCAAAATATCCTTCCAAGAGCAAATCATCATCATCAAGGAAAGTAATGTATTTGCCCCCCGCTGCCCGCAGGAGCTTGTTGCGGGCCTCTCCGATGCCGCACAGGAGGTTTTCCCGCATCATCACGATCTCGACAGGCTTGCCTGCCACTCGCGCCTCTAGCGACCGGAACAGAGCATTTGCCTCATTCTCCCGCGCCGTAATGGTCGGAATAAGAACAGACAGTGCGGGCGTTGGTGCGCGTTTCATCGTGAAGCAATCCAGCAACGGCCTAGCGTTTCGTATGCGCCAAGGGTCGCCACGGCGGCGGCAACCTCCGGGTGCGGGATGTCGTGACCGCACAAAGTTCCCTGAGGTAGGAGCTTGGGTTTCCATGCGGCGATGTCGCGCAGGACGGCTTCGTGCGTATGCTCGCCGTCGATAAAGACCGCCCAGACGCTGCCGTCCTTGAACTTCTTCGCGGCGGCAACGCTGTCGGCTTGGATGGCCGTCACCATCTCCAACACACCTGCCTCGACCAAGGTAGCGTCGAATAAATGGCGAAAGCTCCCGCCCGCTTGCTTGGCAATGCTGGTCTGCGTTTCCTCGCTTGCGCTTCCCTTGAAGGTATCGACCGCTACAATGCGGACGTTTTGCTTGCCGTGCCGCTTTACCTCTTTGGCAAAGTAGCTGATCGAATGACCAACCCATGACCCGACCTCAACAAAGGTTGCGCCATCGGGAATCTGCTCGGCCAGTTGCGAGTAGAGGTCTGGGTAATCAAACCAGTTGGGAATGTTTGCGCTCATAGATTTCCTTGGCCCGCTCGTATTCGGCGGGGTCGTTGCCGCGCTCGTAGGTCGCGTCCATCTTTGCCTTCCCCGCAATCGGGTGGTGGTGATGAAACGTGAGGTGCGGGGCTTCGATGATGGCCCCGGCTTTTGTGGCGCGGGCGGTTAGATCGTTGTCCGAATAGACGTTGCGGAACTCCGGGTCAAAGAGATGCCCCTGCTTTTCCAGCCAAGGGCGCGTGACGATTGCCAAGGTGATTAGCCCGTCTTCGCGGATGCCGTCCTTCACGCGAAGGATGCGCGGGGCAAACACGTTGCTGCCAAGGGCGGCGACAATGCCTTCGTCCCATCCGCTCGGCGGCTCAAAGTCATCCGCGACTTGCACAAGGATGTCGCCAGTTGCGGCCCGCGCGGCAGCGTTCCATGCGCCGACCGAATAGCCGTCCTTTGCGGCGATTACATGGCGGAATCTCCGCAGCTTGTCCTTGGTTTCCTCGTCATCTTCGTCAATGGCGAAGATATGTTCCACGCGGAACGCATCGCTGGCGCGGGAAAGCCAAAGATTCATCGCCTGTATTGCCTGCGACCATCTTCCGCGAGTGGCGTGAAGTAGCGAGATGCGCGGCTTGCCGCCGTGTTGCAACATGGCCGATTCAATCTCCTTTGCCTTGGCCTCGTTGCCTGCGCTGCGGTAGGCCCATGCGAGCGTTGCGTGACCCTTCCAGCCATAAACGTCCGGGCGATGCGTCCACTCGGGGATTTTCGGCGCGTCCAGCGTAAGGCAATGCTCTGCCGTCTTTACGGCTTCTTCGGCCTGCCCTGCGTCCATTTGCAAGAGGGCCAGCAAGTGATGCGCCTCGCGGCGGGTCGGGCAGAGCTTGATCGCTTTTTGCAGCATATCCTGCCCGTGCGCGTTTTCAGCGGCGAGCAGGGCAAGGTTGAGCAGGACTTCGTAGCGATAAACGCCGTCGAGGGATTCCATGCGTAGAGCTTCCAGCCCGTAGCGCACGGCCTCCTCGCGTCTGCCTAAAAGGTAAAACTCATAGTGCAAGTAGAAGGCAAGGTGCTGCGCTTCTTGGTATCTCCACCGGAGGATATTAATGTTCCGCTCCTGTGATCCGGTTTTGCTGCCAATCGGTTCATGCACAACCTTGATGTTGCGATTGACCCGCACCTTGAGCGATTCGCGTCCATCCTGCGCCACAGGGACGCATTTCTCATGGCATCCGTGGAACCATGCCGCCGTTCCGCTGCGGAATAGCCGCTCGCGCCAGACGGACTTGCCATGATTAGGCAGGACGTATTCGGCCAGAATCCAATCCTCTGCCGTCTCGGCGCAGGCTTTGCGGATCGTCTCGCCTGTGCCTTCGGGCAGCACATCATCACAGTCCAACCACATCAGCCAATCCGCCCCGGCTTTCATGCCTAACCGGAAGGCTTCGTTGCGAGCGGCGGCGAAGTCATCGACAAAGGGCCATGCGGCGTTTGCGGGGCTATTGAAGTATTCCCCTGTGATGCAACCGCGCTCGCGGGCAATGTCGAGGGTCGGATCGGGCGTTTGCCCGCCGATAGCGCGGACTACAACAACGGTGTCGGTGACGGAGAAGGCAGCGTCGAGGGCGCGATCAATTAGCGGCTCCTCGTTGCCTGCAATCAAGCAGACGGCAATCTTAGGATTATCTGGCATCTGCCGCGAAGCAGACTGTCAAAAAGCAGAAACCCCGCCTCCCGGCGGGGTCTCAGTGAACACAGAACAATTAGAACTTAGGCGTAGCTGGTGTCGATGCCGATAGCGCAGGAAGCGTCGATGAGCTTCTCTGAGGTATTGTGGCGGCAGCGAATGACGTTCGAGCGGCGAGCCTCGTCGCGGTAGGTTTCCGTGACCAGCGGGGTCGCGGAATCTTCCGACCAGAGGAGCGTGCGGCCAAGACCGCCAGCGGTGAACTCACCCGCACCAAGGCGAGCCAAGATGATCTTGTTGTTGCCCCAGATGAAGCTACCAGAGTAGGACTGACCTTTCTTGGCTCCATTCTTGGCAGCGCGGCCAATGAGGACGCGCGACACGTTCAAGGCTTCTGCCACTTCCTGCGCGGAGGCAGGGCGAGCGGCAACCTTGGTCGGGCCGAAGATGTTGTCGAGCAACTTGGTCGAGCGGCGAATCCTGTTGAACACCGGAAGACTCAAGATGATCGTGTCGGCGGTGACGTTCTTCTTCGCCAGTTCAACCATCGCGTCATCAACGTCTTTAGCGATGTCGATGTTCGCAGCCGCGCCAGCGGTGTAAGCCGCCGCAGCCGAGATGGCCGAGATGCCGCTGCCGAAAAGAAGGTCGGCAACGCGCTGCTCGTGACCGATCAGAAGCGAGTTGTTGAGGAAGGTCGCGGACGAGACTTCGACATCGAAGTAACGGCCAAGGTCTGCGCTCGACTCATCCGGAAGCAACTCCTCAAGCTCGTAGCTTGCGGTGGTGTAGTTGTCCGTGGTGAAGCGGCGGGTGACGCGCGAGCGGTCAGTGCCGGGAGCGGTCTTTAGGTGATCGCTGTTGAAGGTTTCGCCGCCGCCGACTTCGATTTTCACATACTCACCGGAGCGAGCAGGAACGGAGAGGACGGGAAGAACTTCAAGGCCGATGAAGGGGAGAGCGTTGGAATTGCTCTGCGCTTCAAAGACGGCCTGCGAGATTTCCGCGCGGGGAAGGGCGTTGCTGTTAGTGTATGCCATAGTGGTAGTCGGTTAGCGGTTAGAAGCTCTTGAGCGGGACGGCGATCTCCACGATGTCATTCGTGGTTCCAGCCGCGATTGCGTAACCAACGGTCACGCCGCCAGCCGAAGCAACTTTGCCGTCAGCGATTGCGTGAACCACGCTGCCAGCGGCAACGCCTGCACCGGAAACGGTGGCGAGGTAGGTCGGGTTGAAAAGTTTCACGTTCACAACACCGGAGGCCGAAGCGTCCTCCTGCGTGAACCCGATAGCTGCGCCGTTTGTCGCGGCCACAACTTGATTCTCCGTCGAGTCGATCTTGACGAGACGGAACGCGCTGATCGCGCTGGTGGCGACGAACGAGCGATTAGTGGAGTCAACTTGGGATGCCATAGTGTTTGATTAGGTTAGAGAGTGCGGATGCCTTCGCTGCGGGCAGCGAGGTAGAAATCAGGGAAGCGGGCGATGACGGCGCGAGTCGCGGCGGAACCGCTCAGACCTTCGGCCTTCACGACTTCAAGGGCTTCAGAGAAATTGGTCGGGACTTTCGGCTCGTCGGCTTTAGGGGCTTCGACGGCAACCGGAGCGGCAACGGGCTTCGCGCCAAAGTTAGCAACGAGGGCTTTGACTTCGGCCAACTCGGCGGCGAGCTTCGCGCTCATGTCCTCTTTGCTCTCCTCGTCCTCTTTGGATTCGTCTTCCGGTGTGATCTCGACTTCGATCTCCGGTTTCATTGCGAGAGCTTCAAACTTGGTCGTTGCTTCACCGATGAAAGCCTCAAAAGCGGAGAGACGTTCGTTGATCGGGGCAAGGGCGGCTGCGATAGCCTCGGAAAATTGCTTTTCGTCCATAGCCTTTTTCTCGCTGTCAACCTTGGCCGAGAACAAACCCGATGGGTTCGCAGCCGGGGAATCAACGAGATCGCAAGAATAGACCTCGGTGCAGCGAGCAAACATTGTGTCGCCAACTTCTTCGTGCGAACCGGAGAAGCTAATCGAAAGACCAAACGTGTCGGGCATGAGTTGCGCCATCTCCAAGATGCGCTCAGTGGCGTCATGCGCCTTGAGAAGATAGAGGTCGGCGCGGAGTTGATCGCCGTCGATGACGAAGTTTTTCAGCGTTCCGACAATCTGGTTAAAGCCGCTAAAGTGATCCGTTTTGACCTTCAAGCCGCCCGAATACATCTCCGCTGCGGCCTTAACTTGCCGCAAAGTCTCTTCGTCCACTTGCATCCCGTGGCCGCGAGCTTCGCCCACGGTGATGACGGACACGCCGCGAATGATGGCGTTCTCGGTGTCGATCTCGCCCATGAGGGCGGCGAAGTCAGTTTTGGTCATGCCAAGCTCTGACTGTCAAAAGGTGGAGGCGGGGGGCTTTCGCCCCCGTGCCAGACTCCGCAGAGTCGGTCGAAGCAACGCCCCCGTTAAATTAGTCGCCCCATGTGGTGAGGCACACCGCAACGCGCTGGTCGATGCGGGGAAATTTCTGCTTCATGTAGCCATCGCTCATGCAACGCTTCATGTATTTGCTTTTCTTCTCACCCGCAGGCTTCGGCACTTTGAACTCGGCATCCTCTGCGGCGAGCTTTTCAAGTTGTTCCTTGGCCCATTGGTTCGTCATGGTCAGTCTTTCTTGTCAGCGGCGTCCATTTGCTCGACTCGCGCTCTAGCCCATGACTGCCCAGAGTCGCCGCCCCAAAGAAGCCAAGCGATCTTTCCCGCGCTAGGATAGCCCTGCTCGCCGGGGCTAAAACCCTTGCCCTGCTTATCGACTTCATGCCGCGCAAAATAGCTGTGCATCCGCTTCACTGTATCGGGCGAAAGGTTCATGCGGTTAGAAAGATCACGCGCACGGGCAACGCCGACTTCCGTGCCGCCGCGCCCGTGTTCTTCGCGCAGGGCAAGGCCACGCTTGGCTTCTGCGGCCATCGCGGCAGTCGGCTTGAAATTGATGTGCGCGTATTTGCCCGGAACGCTAAAGGAGGACTCGGCTTGCGGCTCGGCTTGAACGGGCGATTCAATCGGCGCAGCGTTCGGATCGGTCGCAACGCTCTCCACGCCTGCGCTGATTTGCTGCGGCAGGATTTCCATCTCCTGCGAAAGCTCGTTGATGTAGGCCGCTTCCTTGGCCCGCTGGCGCATCGAAGCCTGCCAATCGTGACCCGCCTCGCCGTAAAGCTCGGCGGCGGTGGTAAGGCCCATGCGCCAAAGCTCAATATCGGCGCGGGCATCGCGGCCTGCGTCAATGCTGACTGATCCCGGCCATTGCCATTGACCAAGGGCAACTTCGGGGCGGTTGGGCAGGATGCGCTTGGCCGCTGCGTCGAGGAGGGCAAGGCGCACCACGCGATTGAGAAACTGCGCCTCTAGCTGACTGCGCCAATACTCAAAGGTTCGCTCGGCTTGGCGAAGGTCTTTGCGGGCCTCCGGGCCTGCGCTAGAGCGATCAAGGACTACGCGAGCCGATGTGCCGATAGCGCGACACATTCTGTCTTCCAAGTAGCGGACAAAGTTGGCAAAGGCTTGCGCGGGGCGGTTGTTGTTGCTGAACACCTCCATTGACTCGCCTGTGTTCAAATAATTCACGCGCCCCGGCTCCAAGGCGGTCAGCTTGATCTCGTTGCCGAATTGATCGCGCTCGCCGCGCAAGACCGAAGCAAGTTCCTCGTCCGCGCCGTATTCGGTGCGAACGATTCCTGCTTGGCTCGACGCCCATCTCGCCGCCAATTTCTCGTATTCAATCAGATCGGCAACGTCTTGTGCGTCATTGAGGACGGGGGCAAGGACGGAGCGGCCCCGGTATTCGTCTGAGCGGGTGAAGTTTGCAATGTGGCAGAAGTTCGCGGCGTCGATCTCCTCAAAGTCGAGGTATTGCCCGCTGCGGTTGCGCTGGTAGACGCGATACTTGACCGGACGCCCCTTGCCGTCGATCAGCACTCCGCCGATATAGGCTTGGTCGTTTAGCTCAAGGTCGATGTCCCTGCCGATTCGGTCGGCGGTTACGGTCTGAAGTTTTAGATCGTCGCCATCGCGCACGATGATGACGCCGCAATCGCCGTCCACCATGACGGAGCGGAAAACCAGTTGCGTAAGGCAAAGGAGCGAATGGCGTCCGGTGATGTCGCAGTTGTTGAACCAGCCGTTAAGGTAAGACTCAACATCTTGGTCGAGGGCGGTGTCGCCAGTGCGGGCTTGGTAGGCAAGCGATCCTGCGGTGTGAATGACGAAATGGGTCAATATCGCCCGGACTGTGCTGAAATTATCGTCTAGGTCGCGGGCGCGATTCATCAGTCGGATGCGCTCGGTAGTTCCCCCGATCTGCTCGGCAGGCATATTCATCCGCGCCTGCGGACGGGCGCGGGTGATCTTGGCCGCATCGAAGCGGCTGAAGGCCGTTAGTTTCTGGCGGGCAACCTCGCGCTGCAAGGCGGCTCGCGGACTGAACAAGGCAATCGTCTGGTCGATTAGGTTCATCTAGCTGCGGACTCCGCTAAAGTCGGCGTGAAGGACTCGGCGGCGTTTGGATTGGGCGCGGTCAAGGGCGGCTTGGATGTCGCCCAAGGTGTTCTTCATTTCGGTGAGGTTGGCGCGGGACAGGCTGCGACCGCCGATGCTGTAACTCATGCCGTTGCTCGCCACGGCGCGGATCGCGGCAACGTATTCGTCCCGCATCGCCTCAAGGGTCGCAACGGGAAGGCCAAAGAAATCAGAACGCGCCATGCTTCTGTCTAACTGTCAAAGGCCAAGCAATCGCATGAGGACGCGAGCCGTGGCCTCGACCGACCAGACAAAGCCAAGGGCAGCGAAGCAAAAGAGCAGCGCAGGGATAGCGGACGAAGGGCGTTGCTCGTTCACAGTCCAAACTCCGTTTTGAGTTGCACGGCGAGTTTCGCCAACCGCTCAAACTCGTAGAGGAAGTCGCGGGCTGCGTCACGTTGCCACTCGGACGGATGGTGATAAGCGGTCTTGAACGTCAGCGTGAAGGGCGGTCGCTCCTTGTCGCCCTCCCCGGTGTCTGCCTTCGGCTCGGCATCGGGCAAGACCCCGGCGGCAACGTAAGCGTCCTGCAATCCCTTGAGCGTAGGGTTCTCGGCCAAAAGTGCATCTAGATTCACTTTTGCAAGCTTCATCCATTTGGCGAGGGTGCGATAACCGCGCTCGCCAGCGTTGGCCTCAAGCCATGCTTGAAACTCGCCATGCGGGACAAGTTCCTTTGCCTTCAAGCAAACCGCGCCAGCGTTCCAAGCGTGGCGGATGGCAAGCTCGGCCCCGGCTTGAGCAAGGGCCGCGCAGCGGTCGGCTTCGTCGGCG